AATTCTTTTGCTTGTAAAACTTGCTGTTGTCGTTCTGTTTAGATATGCTGTCGCAGATGATCTAAGCCGCACAGAACGACTGATCTGGTATTGCGATATACCACCGAGCATTAGATTGTTGATTTCGACAGGAACTGCCATGAATTATCCGATGTTGGTTATGAGTTGAGCAGCAATCGAGGTAGACGTTCTTACAGTGTAAACCAAAACATCAATCGCATTAGCCGTAGTGGTTAATGACGGAGCGGTTGAATTTGGGAAGTCCCAAAACGATGAATATGCTAGTGTTCTCGAACCAGTTGCATCTTGAGTAATAAAAATCACACCAGATTGACCAGCAGTTAAATTCGTCGGATTGCCAAGAGTTCTACTGTCACCAAGTGTGACTGAAAAATTATTCCCAATCGACATATCAACCGCAATCGTCGCAGCGTCTGTTAACGTATCAATCGCCATGTAAGCATTGGCTGTTGCAGATATCGCTCCAGCAAATGTGTTCGTTGCAGAAAAAGTATTTGCGACAGCAAGAGATGCAGAACTTTCAACGCTCGTAACAACATTAGTCGATTGATTCAGTGTTAGGATGCTGATCCAAGCGGAGTTTGCTTCATTCCTGATTTTGAGAATGTTGTTAGCGTCATCGTACCAAAGCTGATTAGCAAAAGTTGTTGATGGTGCTGTCGCTCCAGATGAGGTGCTCGCCAACGCTTGTAAGGCAAGATTAATATCTGCTCTAGTTGCCGGAAACCCTTGATTCGAGATTGTCATGTCATTTTGAGACATTAGATGACCTTTCCGTATCCTTTGGCTACATAATCAAATGTACGAGAAATAGCAACATTCGCAGAATTTCTGAAAACGATAGTGAACCCAGTTTCTGACTTTGCAGTTATAGCATAATAATCGCCCGACACTAGATTTTGTGCAGCAATACCAATGCCAGATAATCCTTTGAATGCCTGAGCAAACGTCACGACATACGAGCCTGCACCTGAAACTAAATCAGATTCAGAAATAACACGATCAGGCATATCAACTGTAACCGCAAGATCAGTAATGCTAGGAGTCGATCCACCATATAACGATGTCAAATGTGCTCGATATTTGAATGCTCTGGCTGAATAATCTCCAACGACAAACGATCTAAACTCAGACCATACAGGCGATCCTGAAGGATCATCATCTGTTGTTGCTATTTCAAGATTGACACTTGTATCATCAAAAGCGGTAGCAGTTCCGTCAAACAAACCTTCTCGATCATCGAAATTGCCAGAAGCTGTATCAAACAGATCGACATAATCAATTCTGATGTTATTAAAATTAGCGGTCACCCGGCTCGTATATTTATCTCCGAGATCGACATACGTTGAAAAATCATAATAGCCAGATGTTGCAATCGTATTTTGACCGCTATCAAAAAGACCAAAGGCATCATCAAAATTACCTGAAACACTGTCAAAATTAGTTGATGTGTCTAACTGGATAAATGAAGTTCCATCTTCAGTAATTTTTACAACATTGGTTTTTGATCCTGTAAATGCAGGATTTTCTGTCAATGTTATAATTGCGTTCAAATCTTCGACGTTAGTGATATTCGTTTGCAGAACGATCTCAGCAGGATTCGCGGAGACATAATTCAGCTTATCAACTGCCTTTACAAAGTATGTCCCTGTTTTAGATGGGACGATAACCGAGTTAGCTGGTCGTGAAACCTTATCGACAAGATCAACAGCATTTTGATAGGTTGCCCCAGTCGTTGCTTGTGAATAGCGAACTTTGTAATGAGACAAATCAAGATCAGTAACGGGCGTCCATGTCAAAATAGATGAGCCGCCGATTGAATTAATCGAAAGATCAGTAACATCGCTTGGAACAGCAGTTTTGCCAACAATCTGATAAACCGCTTCAGAATAAGCAGATAGCACCCCAAGAGATGATATTGCTCTTGATCTCACATTATATGAAGTTCCATCTTCCACCTTCAGAACTTCAAATTTAGTTCCTGAAGATTTCCCTGCACTTGTATATATCGAGTCAGTTGTTTTCTTAAAATCAACTTCATGTTCAGTTATGAATTGATTATTGCTTGTTAGATTTATCAACATGACTGTAATGACGTCTTGATTGATTGCTCTTAATTCATCGCTGATTTTCATTACAGGTGCATCAATCAACGAGTAATTAGGCAAAGATGTATTATCTAATTCGATTGCTGTTTCTTCAGCACTCCAATCGTAAACCGATGAACTCGTTTCCTGAAGCATTAGATCAACACCGTAGACTGGTGCATCATTACTTCCTTCAACTGCAAACTGATAATTCATAACCTCGAATGGTTTTGAAACAAATCCAAATCGAGTATTAGTCAGCATGATGACATCGCCAACTTCAATTCTGAAAGCAGTTAATTTGCATTTTAGATTTAAGCTGATCTGCTGCCGTTGACGATACAAAGCAATCTTTGCAATGCGTTGTGCCATAGGTGACGAGATCGTAAATGGCAGAACTAAATCCAATGCACTTTCAACATTATTATCATCAGACTTAAACACAGATGACACGATTGGTGGGAAATCCGTTGCTTGCCAATTTTGATCTGGAGAAACGAAAACACCTTTCACATAATTGAAATTGTCTCGCCTTGAGTGCTTCGTTGTTACATCAATCGGGCCACGCATATCATCATCAGTGATTGTAATCGTCGGACTAGAATATGCCGCAACTTTCATATTCCAAATGCCAGATGAATAGAAAATTGTTCCTGCACACGATGTAAGCAAGTTTTCCAGAATGTTTTTTGGAGATGCGTCAGTTAAAACAACACCATGCGTTTCGTATCTGTTTTCAGTTCCACCAGCCGCTAGTGCAACATCTTCATCACAGATGTTTGCAGCAGCCGAGAAGCTAGTCATATTCACTTCAGACGCAGACGCACCAAGACCATAGGTGGAGTTCTGTAAATAATCTAGCAAACACAATGCAGTGTTTGAGGAAAATGCAGTTGTTGTTGTTCTAGGATCATAAACTTTTTTACCCTTGATCACCGTTTTAATTACTGGACGACCATTTGGAAAAGCATTCTGATCGAACGTCAATCGAACATAAAAATAAGCTATGCCTGATAATGTATGATTCACCGTCCAAAGACCATTCGACTCAGCAGTCAATGTTGCATCAGCCGCTTGGGTTGCCGCTCCGAGATGAGTTAAAATTCTGGCTTTGTTAGCAAACTTACTAGGTGCAGTGACATTGCCACTTCCATCAATAGTCAGTAGTTCATCATCAAAATAAAACTCGTCAAAAGATTCAATCTCATGTCCTGCAACAGGCACAACCATGTGCAGATACTGATTTGAATTAGTTGTTTCTGCATAAATAATTGGCCCAGTTGTTTGCACCCGACCATAAACAATGTTTCGGACTGCCAAATTATCTGGGAAGTTTTCTTCTCTACCTTGTATGCCCTCCATACCAGACATAGATGGTGTTTTAGGTCTTGGCATCAATGCGTTAGCAGCAAGAGTCAATCCTGCTGTAATAATTACTCTCCCAACAAATGAGCCAAGAAATGCAACCGTTGTCGCACTTGCTCCAAAATAGCTTGCCCCGGCAATAATTAATGAAACAGGATCAGCCGCTGCTGGTTGAGAAAATACAAGTGTTGTTAAAAATGTTGATGCGAGAAGGAATTTCCTCATTCAAACCCTCCAAGCAATCCTTGCTTGCGTGAAACTGACAAAAACTAAACCGCTCATTGATACACAAGCGATCTTATCTCCAATACATACTCCAAGAGACGCTCCAACGCCATCAATCTGATCAATGATATTTCCTTCCACAAGAGCAATATCACCACGTCTGATTAAGTTAGGATTGATCCTTGTTAAAAATTGGTCAACGCTCTCAGCTAGATCAGTTGTTTTGCAAATTTTCTTTAATGCTTTTAATGCAGATTTTGCATCCGAATATTCATGTTTTAGAAAACATTCAAACCCGTACTGTACCTTAAACGCTCCATTCGCAAACGAAACACAATCAAAAGAACCCCATTGAAATGGACGATCAATATTTGTTTGAATGTAATTATCTAACAAACGTTCCCAGTGAGGTAGCTTATTTGCGGCCCCAGAGAATTTGTTTTGTTTGGAGCTCGTTGACAAAATCAAACCCCTTATCATTTGGATATATGCGTTTCTGATCCTCAGATGTATATCTTGATGTTCTGGCTCTTTCTAAATCAATCAACCGCGATTCGACTGTTAAAGATATTGTGAGTTGATCACCAGTATCATTGATGGACATCTGGTCAATTAAGCCTGAAAAAATCTTAATTGCATCATCAACAATGCCGCTCAATGCAAAATATAAATTACAAGTTCGATTTTGATATTTCTCAGTCAAAGCAAGTGAAATTGCTTGAGCCGATATACCAGATAATGAAATTGTAATTCCTCTTGCAGCAATATCGGCTGTTTCTTCAATGCTTGAAATGCCGAGCAACATTCCAACGCCTGTGTAAACATTACCGCCATAAGTAAGATTGTCTAATCCGCTCCACAACCTGACAGAGCCTGTATCGAATAACAATTCAACAAGCGTTAATGGCTGAACAGTTGATGCCTGTAATCCAGTTGCAAAACTAGCTGATAACGATCTGGTCATAATGCCTCAACTGCTGCGAAAGCTAAACCGTAGAAAGAAGCATTATCAATAGAGAAGGTGCTTTCAGGAGTTGTTAATCTAAACAATCCTTTTGCAGACGAGACAGTGACTGAATCATTATCCGATGGTGACGATCTAAGAGCAGGCCAAATATCAATGCTGACTTCACCAGAACCATTTGAACTTGCATCAGCAAGAACCTTATAAAGTTGTGATGTCGCCGCCGATCCTAATTGTATGTAATCCCCTGCCTTGAGATAGCCAGTTGCACTATTCGGAGCACCATCAATATTTAAGGTGTTCCCAGTTTGAGACGCACCGTTGACTAGTGGAGTGCCGGGCGTTGTTGCGGCTGAACCTCTAGCAGTCGCACCTATCGGATCACCGAGAAGGAAAGTTCCATATTGACCATAAAGCGAAATCAAAAAGCTAATCCATGTTTCTGCATTCGCTCTTTGCATTGGAGGCAAAGTAACGGTTGCTTCCCATCTCGAACCTTGATGTTGAAGAATCTGTTGCTTGAATGTGAATGGAGAACTGGTGACAGCAACTGCATTCCTAGCAGTCAATGTGATCTGAGAAATGCCTGTGACTGTCGGTAATGCCAGAGGATACGTTATTGCCATGTCTTATCCCCCAAACGCATTTGCAAACTGACCGCCTCGACGCTTTGTATCCAGAATGGCATTCTTAGCGGCATTCGAGATTTGCGGCAACAACTGCTGAATCTCAGCACGAACTGTCTGCTGAACGCCTGTAGAGACATTGATCGTCTGATTGATAGTTACCCCACCACCTGAGTTGCCACCTAGAGCATTGTTAGGGACGATGGAGCCACTACTGCCGGGCATGAATAGTTCTGGCCCTTTCTCACCGACGATGTAAGGACTGTTAGCGGAGACTGGGCCACCCTTAGCCATGAATGGCCCCATTCCTGTGTAGCCACCAGCACCGAAAGAATATTGACCACCGCCGCCGATTCCAAGCAATGATCCAAGATTGAACCCACCACCGCCAAACATTCCACCAAGCATTGATCGGATTTGGATTCGGATCAGATCGGAGATGATTGAGTTAGCAAGTGATTTGAAATCTGCCTTGCCTGTCATTACAAAGCTGACAAGTGCATCTTCCATGCCTGAGAAAGCATTTGTCATTGCATCGGAAATCTGACCGCCGACATTCATTGTCTTCTCACGGATTTTCTGCAACCCATCCATGAAGCCACCTTCAATAGATTGTTTGTAATATTCGTTCGCAGATATAAGTTCCATTTTTTGTTTTTTGATTGCTTCAGCTTCAGCCAGAAATGCCGTTGCATTTGCACCAGATTGTTCTTCTAAAAGTTTTGCAACTTCTGCGTCGAATTTCTTTTCTTCAGTCAGCATCTTATATTCAGATGCAGTCATGTTGACTTGCTGACCTTCGAGAGCCAACAAATCAATCGCCGCCTGTTGGTCAATCAAGAATTGCTTGAATTTATTGACTCCACCGCCACCAGCGAAAACATCATTAAATTCGTTTTGGTCAATCGTTGTTTCACGAATTGCACCACCAAGTTTTTTATAGGCTTCAGTCCTTGCCTCGTTGTCTCCGAGATTAGGAGTTATCCTTCCAGTGATTCCAGTTTCAATTCCACCGCTTGTAAATGCTTTCACAGCGTTCAATTGAGAAAGCATATCAAAGATTTGGTTATTTGTATCATTAAACTGTTGGTTTACTTTGCTTGTGGCTTCTCCAAGCGTTGTCATAGCACCTGAAAAATCACCAGCACTTACTTGACCAGCCGCAGCCGCAAGACCAGCCATTGATGTTGAAAGAGCATTAAAAATTCCAATCGCTTTAACTGCAACTGCAACAGTCATTGTTAAAATATCTTGGAATGCTTTGAATAAAAAAGTTGCAGCCGCTCCTGAAGTATCAATTTTGCTAAATGCTGCCGCTAAATCATCAAAAAACTTAAATACTAGTGGCCCAATAGCAACAAACCCACCTTTCAGTAAGTTATTCATATCAACTAGTCTGTCATTAAATTTATCAGCAGCTTGTGCAAATTTTGTATCCATAACAACTTGCATATCGGAAATTGATTGACGACCTTCATTCAGCATTGGAATCATTTCGACTCCAGCCTTGCCGAATAACTTAGTAGCTATCGCTGATTTTAACGCTCCGTCTTCAAGATTTTGGAAAACATCAGCAACGTCCATCATAACGTCAGATGCACCTCTTAAAGAGCCATCGACGTTAGTAACTTCAATTCCTAGTGCTTGGAAAATTTTTGTTGAATCTTTATTGCCAGCAGATGCTTGAACCATTCCAGTTGATAATGTTTTAATAGCTTTTCCAACTGCTCCAAGACTGGTTCCTGATTTTTCAGCAGCAGTTGAGAACTGGGAAAGCGTTTCAATCGCTACCCCAGTTTTTTGAGACATATCATTCAGAGCATCGGCCTGATCAACAACTTGCTTGAACATTGCACCGACTTGAACTGCTCCAAGTGCAATTCCTAGCTTTCCGAGAACACCATTCAAGGTGCTTCCGAAACTAGCAATTTTGCTCATGTTTCCTTGTAGATTGCGGAATACCTGAGATGCCTGATCTTGTGCTGTGATCCGATAATTGATCGTCTCATTTCCGACTGCCATCTGTTTTCTCCGAAATGATCGTCAAATACGCTATCCAACCCAAGAACTCGGAAACTTCCATTTCCAAAATCTCAGCAGCCGTTTTATGTAACCGATCCGCTAATGCGTAAACAGCGAACGCATCGGGATCGGTCTTTAGTTTTTTACGAGGTCATCCACGTTTGGCTGTGAAATCATCTCGTTTGAAATCCGAACGATAACATCAGGTGATACGCTATTCATTAAATCTCGTTTGTGTTCGAGCGTGAATATCGGGTCACCCTTCTCATCCTTTGCCTTCAGAATAATGCAATCAACCAGAACCTTCAAAGACTGCTCTTGCGAACCTTTGAAAATCCTATCCTTCTCAGCTAGGGTGAATGGCGTTGAATAGATAATCAACGGAACTCCATTCTCACCCCATTCAGGCACTTCAATCCTTGTAACCGTTTGATTTTTGAAATGTGCTTTTGCTCTTTCAAGAATATTCGACATTTATTTTCCTTATGCTACCGTTGATTCTGTGAGTGTGCCTGTACCTTGGAACGAAAATGTAGCTTCGACCATTCCGTCAAATGCGGCAGATCGCTCGATGCTAGTTACCAGAACCGTTCCAGTGTAATATTGATCCGTTGATGCGTTGCCTTCTGGATAAAGATTCAAAGTGACACTTGCACCAGCCGTCAATGCAGATTGTGCTGATTCTGTTTCATCCCAGAAGCAAACAACCGAACCCGTCCAGCCTTTCATACCAGTTTTGAATGTGCGGTATGAATCGCCCATGACCGAATCCTCAATCGTGTCTCCCGTTTCCGTGAGTGTGTACGACCGAGTTTCTGCCATTGTAAATGTGCCGATCTTAACGACACCTTCAGAACCTGAATGATTTGCCATGTTGAATTATCCTTATGCCGCAGTGCCAGTCGTCAAAGCACCAGTGCCT